TGCTACTTTGAAAACTAGCTGTTGAATCCCCAACATCATTTATTACAAGATATCTGTCACCATTAGCAGGTGTGCCTGGGTTGAAAGTCGCAGGATTAATTATTTTTAAAACGGCAGTCAGTGAGTTGCTAGGAATGGTATCACTATCAATGGTGTATAGCAATATAGTGTCATCTAAAGTAGTTGTTGCGATTGTACCAATTATCTGATTGCCGTTAGGCTGAGTAAGTCTTATCTGTGACGTACCATTGATAACTTTGCCATATTGATCTAAGATTATTTTCCAATTTAGTGGTGGCCCGAATGCTTCAAACGGATCAATGTTGCTTGGCGCACTTGCGCCGGTGTGAAATCCATCACCTCCTGATTTAACATTTGTACCAGTAGATCCTAATAATCTTAGCTGGTTACCTGTTACTAGTAAACCAAAATTGTTTGGTGTGATAAAACTTCTTGAAGCTAGTTCACCGTCAATTAATCCTTTGGTTATGCCACCATCATCATCATATATGCTCATGATTATTTTTTGAACCACTCCTAATTTTTTTACTTTGACAGGTGGTGACAACCATATTGGCATACTGAATGTCATTGATGCAACATCAATTTCAGAATCTGCGCCTACCGGAATGGTTCGTGAACTAAAAGTTATTCCAGTAAGTTCCACATAGCTTAAACTTGTCCAATCAATGTAGTTGTCTGTCTTTTGTATTTCAAAATCGGGATTGAATAGGTACAATATCTGTTCTAGTATTTGTAGTTTTTGATCAGTATTCGAAGAAAAAATATCAGCACTTACTTCTAGCCTAAAAGGTGACGGCATTACTTTTTCTACTGTATATCCGGCACCTAACTGATTTGTATAGTTTCCATCAGAGTCAACATCTCTTTCTCTTAGATGTTGCTTTTCGACATGGTATGGATTTTGCATACGATCTCTATCGTAGTTGAGTTCTCTGACATAACAAGCAATTTTTGGAGCGTAATTTAGGGCATTTTCACTATTATTTCTAATAATGTTTGCAACTTGCCTTGTTGGGTCACCATAAACAACAGGTACTGCTCGTAAGTTAATACGTCCATCTTTTGCCTTTCCTGTCTCAACAGAAAAATTACTTAGAATTCTAATAAATTGAGTTAGAAACTTTCTAACCTGTCCATCATAAAAATGTAGCATTAGTTGTCAGCCTTTGGTTTTAAAGCATTTGAAAGTGCTTGTCTTTGTTTTACAGTCAACCCATTAATTGTTGATTCAGTTGTGTTGTTAACAAAACCTGTCTTATAATTAGCTCTAGTATCATTGTTTGTGGTAGTTATTCTAACTGAATCTTCAATTTTTATCCATCTGTTGCCATCATAACGAAATAATCTGTTAGGCAAGTAATCCGTCCTTAAAAAATAATCACCTTTGTCGACACCAGAAATTGGAAAACTAATTCCAAAGCCGGCCGGATTACCGTTTGGAGCTACGCCATCTCCATCAAGATAGAATCCATAGTGCGAACTTGCAGGCGTATCTATAACGGCATTTACGGTTCTGTCACTACTTGCCCTTTGCTCTTCGGTGTTAACGTTTTCTGTTCTTATGTTGCCTCTTTCGTCAATTGGGGCAACATAATATTGTTTGTAATTAAATCCTGACTTAGGAGCATCTGACTCCGCTTGAGCAACAACCTGATCGTTAATTGTTTTTTCTTTGTTGAATGTGCTCATGTAACTTGCCATGGACCCTGTGGTTGTTGCATCACCTAATATATCTCTGAACTCTTGAGAATCAACTAAACTTTTAAGTTTTAATCTCAACAAATGTGGCCACCATGTTGCTGAAAATCCTTCGGCGGCTCTATTGACATCCTCAATCACATAATACCTTTTTAAAGCAATTGGTATGCTTTCATCTAAAGAGAAATCATCCTTCATATGAGGAAACTCTAACACATCACCAGACATTGGCTTTCTTCCAATACGTTCGACTATATCGTTGAGATGTACAGTCAAAAATAATGTGTCATTTTGTAAAAACATTCCAAACTGAGAAAGGTTAAAGTCCGCGTCTTGAACATTATAGATACCTCTGACAATATAGATATCAGGTGCATATTTCCTATCTCTGTTTTCTAAAAATAATAAGTCTTGAATTGTTGTTTCGTTAATTTCACTCCCTGCGTAATTCGGTTGCGATGGTGATGCTTCGCCGTCTTTTTGCGTGTCTCCCTGATCATGAGGTCCTAGATATTTGTGTAGGTGAAGATCTGTACCTCCAACGGTGAACATCTCTTTGATGTTCCGATCGAAGAATTTGTAGTCTTTCCCCTTTTCAGGCTTAAAAATGGATAATCTTGGCATATCATACATATTTATTGCCAAGGCAAAGGCTATAAATATGAGTATGTCAGAACTACAAACAGGTCAACAAGAGATATTCGATTATGTAAAAAATAATCTCGGCGACGGAATGATTGACGTTGAATTAGACCCAAAACACTATCAAACGGCACTAGAACGGGCAATCAACAAGTTTAGACAGAGATCCTCAAACGCTGTTGAAGAATCATATGCATTTCTAGAATTAAAAAAAGACCAAAACACATATATCTTACCGGATGAAATTATAAATGTGAGAAGTTTACACAGAAGAACAGTTGGATCAAGGACAGAAGGCGGAGAAGGTGGAACACTGTTCGAACCTTTTAATTTGGCATACACAAACACATATCTTTTACGAGCAGGTGCAACTGGTGGGTTGGCAACTTACTATGCCTTTGCGTCATATCAGGAACTTGTGGGAAAATTATTTGGAAGTTTTATACAGTTTCATTTTGATGTTGCAACAAAAAAACTAACCATTACACAAAAGCCAAGAGCCGACAATGAAACAGTGCTGATGCACACAGACAACTTTAGACCAGACATAACACTTTTCAAAGATATCTATTCAAAACCGTGGATCAGAGATTATACTTTAGCAGTATCAAAAGTTATGATAGGTGAAGCAAGAGGAAAGTTCACACAGATAGCAGGACCGCAGGGCGGAACCACATTGAACGGAGCAGAACTTAAACAACAGGGTATGCAGGAAATGGAAAGGCTTGAACTTGAAATTGGGAACTATTCCGAAGGTGGCACGCCGCACAGTTTTGTTATTGGTTAATAGTTAATTAACTACATTTAAATACCAACAACATGAAAAAATCCAATTACAAAAATTACTCTGATCTTACATTGGATGAACTAGAAGAAGTTGTGACTGAACTGGAAAACCTTAGTATAAAGGCCCTTAAAGAACGTAAAAAAAGTCTTCGCAGTCAGATCTTACATTCAGTAAAAAGAGCAATAAAAGAGATTGAAAAACGTTTAAAAAAATAGTATAATAAACCTATGTTAATAGGCATAGTAGGTTTAATAGGTTCAGGTAAAGACACTGTAGCACAACATTTGGTCGACAATCATGGGTATCAAAAGGATAGTTTTGCCATGAGTTTGAAAGATGCTGTTGCGTCTATGTTCAACTGGGATAGAAGTATGCTCGAGGGAGACACAGAGTCAAGCAGACATTGGCGAGAACAGCCTGATAAATTTTGGAGTGAAAAATTCGGAAAGCCTGTGACACCAAGGTGGGTTATGCAATATTTTGGCACTGAGGTTATGCGTGGTCATATGTACGACGCTATATGGGTAGATAGTTGTATTGGCAGATATAAAGGGCAAAACACTGTGATATCAGATACTAGATTCCCTAACGAAGTCAAAGCCATAAGAGCACATGGCGGTAAAATTATACGTGTTATGCGAGGTCCCGATCCTGAATGGTTTATAAATTACGTTGAAGGCAACGTAGAACCAAAAAATATACATTCATCCGAATATGCCTGGGCAAAAGAAGAGTTCGACTACGTGATTGAAAATGACGGTACAAAGGAAGAGCTGTGTGTTTTGATTAATAACTTATTCGTCAGCAACGAGATCACCAACCCGCCATCCAAGTCTCCGGACGTTACTAAGCCGTTGGCAATTGGCGCAAACAGTTTTTAAATTAGTAGATATAGTATTCCGCATATCCCCGTCCACAAAGAAAACATCCAGTTGTGCTTTATCTTGCGCCTTGAACCCACATAGTTCACATTTTTTCTTTTTTTTATATCCAGATCGTTGTAGAGCAGTTATCCCTCCTACTTTTTTACCTGCCTTTTTCCTGATGCAGGTATCACAAAGGCTTCGCCAATATACCCTATCGTACCGCTTGTAAGCGTATGCCCTAGGTTTGGCCTTACATGATTTACACAATGGTCTGTCTTTATACCTCATAGTTGTATTTACGTTCCCTATATAGGCACCTTGAAAATGGTAAATTATGTCAACAAAACCGTACGATCTAATAAATAACTCTAGTATACGTACAACTTGCAAGGAGAATACGAAAAATGGCAAATTTAACATCACCAGGAGTAGAAGTTTCAGTAATCAATGAAAGTTTCTACGTTCCATCAGATGCTGGTACTACACCACTATTCATAGTAACATCATCTCAGGATAAGAAAAACGGAGCTGGAGACGGCACAGCGGCAGGAACACAAACTGCTAACGCCAACACAGTTTTTTTGATTTCATCACAACGAGAATTAACAGAAACTTTCGGAGATCCGAAATTTTATACAGACGCTTCAGGAAATTCATTAAACGGATATGAATTGAACGAGTACGGACTACAGGCGGCATACAGCTTCTTAGGAATCGCCAACAGAGCATACGTACTACGAGTGAATGTAAACACAGCAGAATTAGTTGGAAGTGCAAACGCTCCAACAAATAGACCCGCAGATGGAACATATTGGTTTGACCTTGCATCAAGCTCTTATGGATTATTCGAGTGGTCACAAACTAATCAAACTTTTACAGCCATAACTCCAATTTTGATTACTTCAGTTACTGACCTGGTAGGTAACGTATCAACAGGTGTTCCAAAACAAAACATTGGGAACATAGGAAGTTATGCAATCAACACAACTCATGTAACTAACAAGATATACAAGAAAAATGCAAGTAATGTTTGGAACCATGTTGGATCAAGTGCATGGCATGCCGCGTTACCAATCGTCACAGTTGCTTCAGGTACAACGGTCACCAATGGTAAGACTATGGTGCTAAACGATGTAACTATTACCGTATCGGGCACAGCATTATCCAACGTTGCAACTGCAATTGGATCCAACGTTACAAACGTTACTGCGAGTGTAAACTCTGTGACAGGCAACCTAGAGATTTTCCACAATGGTCAATTTGCAGGTGACTCTACAGGCGGCGCAGGAACAATTAGATTTAACGAAGGCACAGGATTATTAGGCGAACTTGGAATAACAACAGGTGTAAAAAACGCACCCAAGTTCCTACAAGCAAAACACACTGACAGGCCAACTTGGAAAACAGCAGACGAGAACAGACCCAACGGTTCTGTTTGGTTTAAGACTACAAGTGCAAACTCAGGTGCTAACATTATAGCTAAACTTTACAGTGCAACAAGCGGTAGTTTTGGAACAGTGGCGGCACCATTGTTTGCAACTAACCACTCAGCAATCTTCAACTTAGATCCGGCGAATGGCGGAACAAAATTAGAAGCAGGAACACTTTACACTCAGTTCAACGTAACTGAAGAAAGCATGACGGCAAATGACTTAGGTGGGGCTGATACAACTAACAATGTTGGTGACTTCCAACTTTTCAGATATGAAGGCGGCGAAACAATTATACAATCTAAAACAACTTTCCCAAGCTTCACAGCAGGAGAAACTTTCTCTGTACAGGAATCATTGAAAAACCAAGAAGCATTAGATACTGCAAAAACAGTGACAATGATCTCAGGTGATGGTTCAACATTGGGTGATGCAGACGACTTTGTAACTGCGTTTTCAACGGCAAACTTTACAAATCTTGAAGCATCGGTAATCACTTCAGGTGACTTCAAAGGTGCAATCCAAATTAAGCACAAACTGGGCGGCGAGTTCAGAATGGTGGACACATCAGGAACTCCATTGACTGATGCAGGTTTCAGCACAACTACAGCACATAGCTATGGTTCATTTACAGCCAACAGCACAACGTTGATTGACAATTTATACGATGCTCCTACTGGAGAGTCGTTAGACTCATCAGCCAATAACGCTATGGTGGCTACTAACTTTAAGAGGCTAAGTTACACTGCTTCTACTAGTGCGCCAACAAGTGAACCAGCAGACGGAACACTTTGGTATAGCACTGTTATAGACGAAGCAGACATCATGGCCCACAATGGAACCACGTTTGTTGGATATAAAACAGCATACTCTACTACTGATCCAAATGGCCCGCAGTTCAGTGCAACAGCACCAACTACACAGTCAGATGGAACGCCACTTGTAAACAACGACCTATGGATTGATACTAGCGATCTTGAAAACTATCCAAAACTTTATAGGTATAACACAGCGGCAACTTTGAGTTCGACTAATACATCTAACCAAGTAGCAGTTACTACAACAGGTGCGGCTTTTGAGTTGGTTGATAAAACAGACCAAACAACCGAAGACGGAATACTTTTTGCAGATGCAAGGCTACAAACAACAGCGGAAAAATCTGATACAACTGATGCAAACACTGCCGGTCCATTCAGCACAATTAAGGACCTATTAAGTGATGGCTTCTTAGATCCAGATGCACCAGATCCAACTTTATTCCCACAGGGTATGTTACTTTGGAACACAAGAAGAAGTGGTTACAATGTAAAAGAATACAAAAACAATTACATAACAACTACGAAATATCCAGGAAGCGGATCAAGTGGTTTAGGTAACGTTAGAGCAAGTAACGAAGCAGTCGGTGGTTACTATCCAGACAGATGGGTAACAAAATCAAGCAACAACGCAGATGGTTCTGGAAGTTTCGGAAGAAAAGCACAGAGAAAAGTAATTGTTGAACAATTAAAATCTGAGATCGACACTAATCAAGCAGTAAGAGAAGACCAAAGAGGTTACAATGTTATTGCTGTACCTGGTTATCCAGAGTTGATAGCAAACATGATTTCATTGAACACCGATAGAAACAATACAGCGTTTATACTTGGGGATACTCCATTTAGACTAAGAGGCACAGCTACTGAAATCCAAAACTACGCTAACAATACAGCAGGCGCATCCGACAACGGCGAAGACGGTCTGGTTAGTTCAAGTGAGTACATGGGTGTGTTTTATCCGTCAGGATTAACAACTGACAACACAGGAAAATCAATTGTAGTTCCACCATCACACATGATGTTGAGAACTTTAGCAAACAACGACAACATAGCTTTCCCATGGTTTGCACCATCGGGCACTAGAAGAGGTGTTGTTGATAATGCTACAGCAGTTGGTTTTATCGATCCAAGTTCAGGAGAATTCGAAACTATATCTGTAACGGAGTCAGTGAGAGATTCGATGCATGAAGTAAAAATAAATCCAATTACTTTCTTTGCAGGAGCAGGAATTGTTAATTTTGGTAACTTAACCAAAACATCGGCAAGTTCCGCACTTGATAGAATAAACGTTTCAAGATTAGCAGTGTTTCTAAGAACACAACTAGATTCTATTGCTAAACCTTTTATTTTTGAACCAAACGATGAACTTACAAGAAATGAAATAAAGCAGGCAGTAGAATCATTCTTGCTAGAGTTGGTTGGTCAAAGAGCATTGTTCGACTTCTTAGTAGTTTGTGATGACACAAAT